TTAAGTTAGCATCTTGTTATGGCCCAATTATGGAAAGTCCTTTTAATGGTGATTATGCCAAAGTAGGACAAACAGCAGTTACACAAGCACCAGAAGGTTCAACTTATTCAGTTTCGGGGAACATAGAAAAATGATTGAAAATTGGGATAAATCTTGCGACATGGTATTGGCGCATGAAGGCGGTTTCACTAATGATCAAAGAGACTCAGGAAACCATCTACCAGACGGCAGACAAGGCTCAACTATGCTAGGATGCACCCAAGCTAACTGGGAAGCGTATGTTGGTCATAAAGTCACTCAAGACGATATGAAAAAGCTGACTAAAGAAGATGTCAAGCCACTTTATAAGAAGAACTACTGGGATGCAGTATCTGGTGATCTATTGCCAAGTGGTTTAGATTACGCAGCGTTCGACTTTGCTATCAATGCAGGGCCTGGTGCTTCAAGAAAAATGATTCAACGTGCATTGGGTGTAGTTGCAGATGGTTCAATTGGGCCTAATACATTAGCAGCTATTCAAAAAGCTGACGCTAAAGAACTGATGCACAAGTTTAGTGAAGCTAAAACTGCCTTCTATAAAAGCCTAAGTAACTTTAACGTCTATGGTGCTGGCTGGCTCAGACGTGTTGCAGACGTGCAAACTGTTGCAGACAGGATGATTGGCTAATGAAATGGTGGTATGTTGATTTAGGAATAGCCATCGCTTTGATGGCCATCATTGTGCTATTTATTTTTTGGTAACTTGTAGTGTTCCCACTTTTCAATAAACCAAGGATTCTTGCTAGGTGGCAGCCATCCTAATCGTTCAAAGCGTTTCATAATATCTGTAGCTTCAGGCTTTATCCAAGTAAATCGTTGTGGATCAAGTATTTTTGCAGGTGTCATTTTTTACTCCTATTCTTGCAAGCTTCTTTATAAGCTTCAGGTATGTCTTTTATCTGACAGTCATAGCCTGTTTGTTTTTCAAATGCAATAAAAAGTATAATTGCTATTATTGCAATACCCATAATTAATGTAACAACGATACTGCGCCAGAGTATCATTGTCATTTTTTCGTCAGAAAGGTACGTCATCTTTCAAGTCCGCTAATGTTGTTGGAAATTCACCATTTGGTTTATCTTCAGGTTCGTTTAAATAAGCCATTAATGAGCCTTCTTTTAACGCTAACAATGGTAGTGTCTCAAGTTTCAGCATTAAGCCGTTCTTAGTCTCTATAACGACTCCTATTGACTGATATTTCTTCTTAGACTTACCATCTTTGTCTGTGTATTCAGACGTTGCAGCTTGTACATAATATTTGATACCCATATTAACTTCCTTTCATCAATTTCACTTCATCAAAAACTTCTATTAAAAACTTCATTACTTCTGTTTCTATTTCATCAATCATTGTTTGATCACGTTCTACACGTTGAATAAACAACTGACTACGTTCAGGCATACGAGGATCAAAACTGACAAAATCGCACCATTTTCTGCCTGTACAAGCCATTTGTGTTTGCATTTGAATCATGTACTTAGATGGTGGTTTATTGTCTTTAATGGTTGCCCAATGTGTTGCAGAATTGGGACATTTGATTTCAATATGACCGTCATTATTAATTAAACCGTCTGGACTACAGCCAAACCATTCAATAATGTCATGTTCAACAAATGCAATCTGATCTACAAAGTTGCCTGTTTTGACTTCATATGCAACTCGTGCTTGTGGTTCTGTTGCTGTACCCCATGCCATAGCATCGTTTGTGTAGCTTTGTTCTATAGCGCCTGTTACTCGCTGCAATGCTAATTCAATTAAATAATTGTTACGACTTGCAGATGGGCCAGTCTTAGTTTTAGCCATAATGTCTGCTACACGACTAGCTGTAACTTTACCTAGTCTTAGTTGATGCCATTCGTTTGTGCCTTGTTCAATCATTTTGACCTCATTATTCTGCAATCTTGCTTTTCTTTAGGTGTAAAGTCTGGGCTGATCTCTGACAATTCACAGTTTTTTGTACCCCAATGCGTAGGTTTTTCTGTTAATGACACCATAAAAATAACAAACCCACACATAAACGTAGCCAGTATTAGTGCAAATGTTTTCATTTTTCACTTGCCTTTTTTAATATGGCTCTAGCAAACTCAATTTGAAAATAACCCCAACGTGTAATGTCTCTGCCAACTTCATTGCAAATTTCCATGATTTCATCGTTGGTTAATTGACGCTCAATTGACTGACCAATATCAGATAAATTCTTCAATGCTAGTTCTTTACGCAACGTATCAATTTCTTGTTGCATTTTTTCTTGAATCATTTGATTAGTAATCATTCCTGATGCCCAGTCAGGATCTTTTTTAGCTTCTTCTTGCCATGTGGGTATCATAATAATTCTGCTTTTCTAGTTTTATCCATGATTTGCATAATTCCCATGATATTTATGACGCATTGTTTCGGCTATAAATTTAGCAACTTCAATGTCAAAATAAGTTCCAAAATATTTTGCTTTTCCATTAACAGTTAATTGAACAACCCATTTCTTTGCTGATTTATGCCAACTTACACCTTTAATTCCTGATGAATTTTTTATAGTTAAAGGTTGATTTAATGCATTTTGGCTTCTTGTAGCTTCTCTTAAATTTTCAATAAAATTATTTGATGGATTTGCATCAATATGGTCTATTTCTTTAGGAATGTAACCATGATGCATTGCAAAAACAACTTGATGAATTCCATATGTTTTTTTATTAAATCTTAAAAAACAATAATTATCTTTTCTTTTATAACCAGCTTTTTTGTTTTTTATTGCTCTATTTGAGCTTGTTATTTTCCAAAATAATTCGCCATTTTTATATTCAAAATATTCATTAAAATTCATTGCAATTCTTCCTTGCGTTTATCTTTTGCCTTTGCAATACGATCAATTGCCACTTTGTCTTTGCTTAATTCTTTGTATGCTTGGCCATATGCTGATTTCAATGTATCTATGTCTAAACACTCGTTAATCATGTCTATCCAATGCGTACATAAGTCTGTTAAATCTACAACTTCTTCATCTGGCAGATCCTCACCAGCGTATATATACAATCCTAGACCATGTAATGCTATTGCTTTTGCTAAACAACGCTGCATAGCTGTATTAACTGCAAATGCGTCTGGATTAGGCATAGCTTTGTTTTGGTTATTCATTACAGGCAATTGAGCAGTCATATCTTTGCCAAACGCTGTAACTGTACAGAACACCATTAAAGTGTCACCAAAAGCCATTGGATGATCATAACTCCATGTTGCTGATGGGTCGAGTTGTAGTAACTGGTCAACTGCCCATGCCCAAGAAAGATAAGTAAACTTGCCTTTTCTTTCTGTATGCTCGTTAATATTAATTTTGCGTAGTTCTAAAAATTTACTCATTATTCTTCATCCTGTTCTCTGCGAGCTTGGGCTTCTGCCATTTTTTCGCAATCTTCAATAATTAAACATTTAATTAATCTGCCAAACTCAGCCATATCTGCAACTGGGTCAGCTAAATATGTTTCTAATTTTTTGCCTTGTTCAGCAGTAAGTGATGTAATCAAATCATACATAGCATCAAATGTTCTAAAGTCGTATTCACCACCAATTGATGTAAGTTCTTTAACACGTTCTTCAACAGCATCTTCATCGTGATATTCACGAGTGTCTGTAGTTAACCAAGAATCGTAGCTCATTACAGACCACCTGTTCTGATTACATACACAGTTAATGGAATTACAAACATGAGTGTTGCTAAGATTAGTGCTTCAAAAAATGTTTTCATAACTGTCTCTTTCTTCAATTAATCATTAAAATTGTTTTTGGTACGTCACCTAAGAATGTCTCAGGCTTTTTGCTAAAACTAGCCCAACATCTGTAAATACCATTAGTGTCATGCTCAATACGCAAGTAAGTACCTGCTGGATAATTATTGTAGGTAGTCTTTAATGTAGCCGTTTGTATTTTATGTTTCATAACTTTCTCTTTCTTCACTTAGTTAATAAATTTACTGCATAAGTAATACTATACACGAATAAACACACATTGCAACACTTTTTTAAAATATTTACACATATTTAACTAGGTGTTTATACTTATACAAATAATGTTTGCTAACATTTAATAAGTATAGTATATTTCATAAAAGAAAGGAATTATATGAACCCAATGGATTTATTAAAGATTGAATTTGGCTCGTTGCGAAACTTGGCTGAATTATTAGCATTAAGACCTAACACCGTAGTGTTATGGGGACAAACGCACATACCGTTTAAATATATTAAAGAAATTGAAAAGCTCTCAGAATACCGAGTTACTAGAGAGATGCTTAGACCAGACGTATTTAAAAAGGATTAATATGCACTATTACAAATTTAATATTGCAGATTGGCACTTAGCAACAAGTCACCTAGCTCTTGAGGAAGAAGCTGTGTATTTTAAATTAATTAATTTTTATTATGATACTGAATTGCCTATTCCAAAAGAAACCCAATCGGTTATTAGACGGTTAAGGCTTGTTGGAAATACTGCAATAGTAAAGCAAGTTTTGCAAGAATTCTTTGTTTTGGAAGATGATGGATGGCATCATAAAAGATGTGATGATGAAATATTGAAGTACCAGTCAAAAGCTGAAACAAATAGAGAAGTTGGAAAACTTGGTGGAAGGCCTAAAAAAATCAATAACTTAGATAACCCACAAATAACCGAAATGGTTTCTGAAAATAACCCACAAATAACCCTAACCACTAACCATAAACCAAGAACCATAAACCATATAACTACACCTGAAGGTGTAAGTGAGTCTTTATGGATTGAATTTATAAATTATCGTAAAAAATTAAAAGCACCTGTAACAGAAACAGTTTTAAAAAGGTTAACAAAAGAAGCTAATTTAGCTAACATGCCTATGAACACTGTAATTGAAACAATCATGTTTAAAGGTTGGAGGTCATTTGATGCAACTTGGATTAAAGAAGAAAAACCTACTCAGAAAGTGAATTTCTTATGATTGGACAGAATGAAGCGTTTAAGTTTTGGCATCAACATGATTACTTTAATGGGGTATTTGTAATTGTTGGTACTAAACCTGATTGGTTTAATCCTAAAGACAGCTTTTCTTCTATGCCTACGATATATACAGAAAAAGATATGCCAAGAAGCATAGACCTCGCATTTTTAACCAACCAGGTTATTAACTTGATTCATGGCGATTGTAGTGATGAACAATTCGCTGCTTGGTTTGTGCATTTAACCAACTTAAAACCTAAAATTTTGATAGCTTTAGACTCGGAGAACGAAATTTATGTTAATAAACATTGATTTAGAACAATATCGTGAATATCACGACATCATGTATCAGGTAAAAGAAAAGTCCATTTTTGAAGATGAAATTAAGGATTACTTTAAAAACCGACATTTGGGCATTGAAGGCGATAAATTGCCTTGGCAAAAACTAGACCAGCTTGTCGGACTAAGACCTTCTGAGTTAACAATTTGGGCAGGTGAAAATGGTTCAGGTAAATCATTAATTCTTGGTCAATTGAAATTATCGCTTTTAAAAGCCCATAAAACGGTCTTAACGGCATCTTTAGAGATGACACCTACCAAGACATTATCTAGGATGACAAGACAAGCCATAGGTTCTTTAAACGTGTCTAATTACGATATTGAGCAGTTTATTTCATGGAGAAAAGATAAGGCTTATTTATTTGACCATCAAGGTCGTATTGACGCATGGCAAGCAATTGCGTTATGTCGTTATGCAAAACAGCATTTAAAGTGCGAACACATTATTTTAGATTCCATGATGAAGTTAGTACGAGGTGAAGATGATTTTAATGGTCAAAAAGACTTAGTTGACGCATTGTGTGACGTAGCTAAAGAGACAAAGATGCACATTCATTTAGTTCACCATATTCGCAAAGGTGGAGAAAGTAACCGAATAGCAGAAAAGAAAGACATCAAAGGCTCAGGAGTCATTACAGACTTAGCAGATAACGTCATTTTAATTGCAAGAAATAAGCTAAAAGAAAAAGAAACTGAACAGAATAGAATTGCCGATAACAGTCAACCAGACACGTTTTTAATTACCGCAAAACAACGTAACGGTGACTGGGAAGGTACTTTAGGACTATGGTTTGACAGACATAGTCAGCAGTTTACAGAAAGTTTTAATCAACCAATTATTAGATACATGGAGAAATATGAATGAGTTGGCTCTTTTCGCAGGTGCTGGTGGAGGAATACTTGGAGGACATTTGCTTGGATGGAGAACCGTCTGTGCAGTTGAATGGGAAGCCTATCCAGCAAGCGTACTTGTCGCAAGACAAAATGACAAAATACTTCCGCCTTTCCCAATTTGGGATGACGTACAAACCTTTAACGGAAAACCTTGGCAAGGAATTATTGACGTTATATCTGGAGGATTTCCATGCCAAGATATTAGTGCAGCCGGAAAAGGAGCTGGAATTAAAGGAGCAAGAAGTTCCATGTGGGAACATATGGCACGGATTATTGGCGAGGTTAGACCGAGATACGCTTTTGTGGAAAATTCCCCA